GCAAATACAAATAAATATAAAACGGTTAGAACTTTAGATGGTGATGAATTAAATAGTGCTGAAGGTTTAGTTGGTTTGTATTCAGGTTTATGGATGTCCACTAGTGCAATAACTGGATTAACATTGAATGTTACTAATGGCTCTAATTTTGCACAGTATTCCCAATTTGCCCTATACGGAATTAAGGGAGCATAATGGCATCAACATACGAAAAGATAGCGACAAGTACCTTTAGCAGCGTTACTGATATAACTTTTACTTCAATACCTGCGACCTATACAGATTTAATTATAGTATTTAATGGTACTGCGTCAGGTGTAACTAATTTATCTATGCAGTTTAATAGTGATACTGGTTCAAACTATTCATACACTTACCTTTTAGGTGATGGTTCTAGTACCGCTTCAGGTAGAAATAGTAACGAAACTTCAGGATATTTAACTGCTATCTATACTGGCAGAACTCAAGTAAATATAGCAGTACAAAATTATTCTAATAGCACAACCTATAAAACATATTTAGCAAGGCTATCAGATGCTAGTGCTCAGACTTCAGCAATGGTTGGCTTATGGCGTTCAACTTCGGCAATATCATCTATAAAGATAATTAAATTAAGTAGTGGCACTATGACGGGTAACGCAACCATCTACGGAATTAAGGCGGAATAATGGCTAATACATATACTTTAATTTCAAGTGTTACAGTTGGTAGTGGTGGTGCGGCTGCTATTGAGTTTACTAGCATACCTGCTACTTACACAGATTTACTAGTCAAGTTAAGTGCTAGGAGTAGCCGAGCATCCGCAGTAGCGGAAGAATTTTTATTAACTTTTAATAATAATGGTTCAAGTTATTCAGAGCGACAATTAAGAAGTGATGGTAGTTCTGTTATATCACAAAGTTTTAGCGGCTCATCTATCCAACAGGTAGCACAGCCTGGTGCTGGTGCAACTTCTAACACCTTTGGTAACTGGGAATTTTACATACCTAATTATACTAGTGCAAATAATAAATCTATCTCATTAGATGGTGTCACTGAAAATAATGCTACTCAGGCTTACACCTATTTAGAGGCTGGACTATGGGCTAACAGTGCCGCTATTACCTCTATCAAGTTTAGTGCAGGTTCTTATCTTGCAGTTGAATACTCAACCGCTTATCTATATGGAATATCTAACGCATAACGAAAGGAAAACAATGACTAACAAAATCGTAGTAGATTGCTCAACAGGTGAGGTGCAAGAGATTGCATTAACCGCAGAGGAAATCGCAGAGCGTGAGGTTATGGCAGAACAATACGCTGAACAAAAGGCCGCAGAGGATGCAGAAGCCGAAGCCAAGGCTGCCGCGAAGGCATCTGCTGAAGCAAAATTAGCAGCACTTGGTTTAAGCGCTGATGAAATTGCTGCTCTCTGATTTCCCAGATATAACAAAAAGCATTGATGAAGCCGTTGATGCTATTGAGGATTCGGGGCTAATTTAAGGAGCCTAGTGAAAACATCCAAAATAACTGTAACAACTGAACCAACATTATTAGCAGGTGCAGTAGCAATGAATCGAGAGGTTCATATTCATAATGAATCAGGCACTATTTATATTGGCAACGCTAATGTAACTAGCAATACTGGAATTAAGGTAGATAATAACTCTCACGATATAATGAACTTAACTCCAAATGAAACAATGTATGCAGTAACTGCTAGCGGAACCGCTATTGTTTGGATATTAGAGTTGGGAGTTGGTCAATGACCGCTAACGAATGGGCCGCGATCTGTGTTGCGGTTGGAACATTGATTGGATTTTTAGTAACAGGTGTAAGATTTTTAGTTAAGAGTTATCTTTCTGAACTTAAACCCAATGGCGGAAACTCGGTGCGTGATCGCATTGATAGTATAACCTGCCAAGTTGAACGGCTAGAAGCCAGGATAGATGAAATTTACAGATTGTTAGTTAAGAAACAATAGGGGTGTTATGAGCAAAGTAGTTGATATAGCCAAAGCCCAAATTGGCTACAAAGAAGGTTCTAATAATGAAACAATCTTTGGTAAATGGTATGGTGCAAACAATCAACCTTGGTGCGCCACCTTTGTTTCCTGGTGTTTTAATGAGGCTGGTTTAATATCTACTATTGCCGCCCAGAGCAAAAAAGGATTTGCCTCTTGCGATGCTGGCCTTAAGTGGTTTAGTAAGAAAAATAAGGTAATTCCAATAGGTCAGGCGAAGGCTGGAGATATTGTATTTTTTCAGTTTGATAAAGATGCCGAGCCTGATCATGTTGGAATCGTTAAATTTAACAACACTGCGTTAAAATACCTTCAAGTTATCGAAGGTAATACCTCAAGTGGTAATGTAGGAAGCCAATCAAATGGAGATGGTGTGTTTTTAAGAAAACGCTCCTACTCCCTAATAATGGGCGTAGTTCGCCCTTAAGGGATAAAATGAATAAATTAATCGCTAAACTAAAAGACCCTAAAACAATTGCTGCTTTTAAATCTTATGCAAGAGCAGTTCTAGCATCAGCCGTAACAATGGCAATTGCTCTCGCTGCTGATCTTGCTCCTCAATATGCAATTTTAATCGGTGGCGTAACTGGCCCTCTTGCTAAATGGGCAGATAAAACAGAGCGCGAATACGGCCTAGGTTCTAAGTAAATTATGAATCGGGGGAAAATTTTAGATGAGGCTAAAAATCTTACTTATACCAACAGGCAAGATGATTATGGAACGCCTACTATTAACTTTAATCGTATTAGTGGGCTGTTATCTACTTATCTTGAGCGCGAAGTAACACCTGAACAAAGCGCTATGATCTGCGTACTAATCAAAGTTGCAAGATCAATGGAAGCCTACAAAGATGATAACTACATTGATGGCGCTGCTTATTTTGCAATAGCGGGGGAGTTGGCAAATGGTAGAAAGTGATCTAATAGTTATTATTCCAACTAGGGGGCGGCCTGATAATGCTGTTGCCTTAGAACAAGCATTTGTTGATACAAATACGACGGCTAAAAGAGTTTATGTAGTTGATTTTAATGATGAGTTAAGAAAAGAATACTCATATAAATTACCTGTTGAATCTGTAATTATGATTCATAATGAAACCAAAGGGATGGCTTATCCTTTAAATTATGTAGCAAGAGAGTTTCTAGGCGAGTTTGATAACTTCGCATTTATGGGAGATGATCACCGCCCAAGAACTACTAACTGGGATCAGTTATTTGTTGAGGAACTTTATTCAGGCTCAGATATTGTTTATGGCAACGATCTATTCCAAGGCTCAGCCCTACCAACTGCCGTTGCTATGTCTAGTCAAATTGTAAAAGAGTTACGCGGAATGGTGCCTGATACTCAGCGCCATTTATACCTAGATAACTTCTGGCTAAAACTAGGCCAAGATTTAGGCAAGATTAAATATATGCCTGAAGTAATAATTGAACACTGCCACGCCTTCAATGGCAAAGCACCGATGGATGAGAATTATGCCAGGGTAAATGCTCCTGAAATTTATGCAGCCGATAAAATTGCTTATGATAATTACATCGCAAGTGATCAGTATCAGAGCCTGCTTTCTAAAATCAAATGAAAATCCTAATAACAGGTGATGAAGGTTTTGTAGGTAGAGCATTTCATAAAGCGCTAGATAAGAAAAGTAATGATGTAGTTGGCTTTGATATTAAATCAGGCACCGATGCTCGCAAATTCTTTGCAACTGATGATACTTATTTTGATGTAGTAATTCATTTAGCCGCCGTTGTCGGGGGCCGCGCCACCATCGAGGGGAACCCTTTGGCGGTTGCCACCGACCTTGCGATTGATTCAGACCTTTTCCAATGGGCGCTTAGAATTCGCCCTGGGCGAATAGTTTATTTTTCATCATCTGCTGCTTATCCAATAATGCTTCAGCGAGCAAGATTTAAAGCCAAGTTAAGTGAGCAAGATATAAATTTAGAACACATTAGAACACCTGATCAAACTTATGGCTGGAGTAAATTAACAGGTGAGATGTTAGCGCAGTACGCTAGAGATGAAGGTTTGAAAGTAACTATCCTTCGCCCATTTTCAGGTTATAGCGGTGAGCAATCTTTAGATTATCCATTCCCATCTTTTATTGCTAGGGCTAGGCAGAAAGTAAATCCTTTTCCCGTTTGGGGAACTGGTAATCAGGTAAGAGATTTTGTACATATTGATGATGTAGTTCAAGCAACTTTTGCAGCCATAATTAATGGCGTTGAAGTTATGAATATCTGCTCTGGTAGGGCAACCTCTTTTATTGAATTAGCCGAAATGATGATGCTTGCTGCTGGTTATTTAGCACCAATACAAAGTAATCCAACTGCACCAGTTGGCGTTGAGTATCGTGTCGGTAATCCAAGATTTATGAATTTAATATATGAACCCAAGATTTCCTTAGAGCAGGGTATAGCGCAAGCGCTAGCCCAATAAAAAATCCCTACCTCGCCAGCCGTCGGCGGAGGTAGGGATTTTTTTGTGTTTTAAAGTTTAACTCCTAACTCGCGGGCATAAGCGCCGAAAACTGTATCTGAATCAAAGTTTAATTGAGCAATTGCCATCTTTACTATTTTATTTTTATTAGCAATTGTTTTTCCCTCTTGGCGTAATTTTTGATCTACCTTCTCAACATTTTGGATAGCAATTTCTTTTTTAGCACTATCAATTAATTGTTGAAGTATTGCTACTGCTCCAACATCAGATGAATTAAAAACATCTGAACCAATTATTTTATTTACAAATGCTAACTTCTGATCTGCTGTTACTTTCTTTGCGTTCATTTGGTGCCTTCCTTTTTGTGGGCTACCTGGTGTATCCCAATGAGATAAATGTATAGACACTTGTCTATCTAGTCAAGTATCTAACCCAATATATCCTTCGGCGTGTCTATCCCCGCTACCGCCCGCTTAGCCTGGCTCTGATAGCCCAGATTAAGCATCCAAGGCGGAACTGGGCGCAACGGGCGCTGGCGGCTGAGGCAAACCACGCCCAAGGCAAACCAGCCCCCAATGAAGCCCAGGATTGCCCAAGGCAGCGCTCTCCTGCCTTTGCCGATGGCTGCCAGCACGGTTAAAACCATCCAAAGGATTCTCACTTGATGTAATCCTTTAAATAATCATTGATAACCTCTGAGGCGGTTTTGCCCTCCGCTGCTGCCTTGGTTCTAACTTTGTTCCAAATTGCATCTGCAATTCTTACTGATCTTTGCGGCTTAATTGGCATTACTCTCCTAATAGTGTTTTTAGATGCGGATTTAGAACTTTCATACTGGTATAGATAGCCCTGCTCATTTCATCAGGATCGCTGCTATTGCTAGCAGTAATTAGAACCTCGGCTGAGGCAAGCATATCCATTTGCATTTCTGTAAATATTGCTTTCATTGCGCCCATAGTTTCACCTCCCTTTCATCATCATATTGGAATGTAAAACATCGCACTTAGGACAAACTAGGCACTGAAACTGCTCGCCATTATCGTATTGATACCAACGACGAACTAATTTGTTGCTACGATTTCCACACATTACGCAGTTATTCATTTTACTTACCTTTCTTTAGATAACACTTATCCATTGAATTAAAGCAGTAGCCGTCGGCGGTGTAGTTAATATGAGTTGCCAAGAAATAAATCAAGGCCAGCGATAGTAGCCAAAAACTTATCCTGGCTACTTTGCGAAGTTGCAGATACCTTTTAGAGTGTTGCATTATTTACCTAACATTGCTTGATCAGTTGCCTCTGCAATATCCTCAATTAATGCATCTGCAATTTGTTTTTCTACTGCTGTTAAGCCATTGTAAAAATATTCGTACTCTCTAGCAGTTGCAGAAAGATTGGCGTATTGCATAACTTGCAATCTGATAAGAAATCTGCGATCTAAACCGCATCGGTAATTCCATCGTATTTGTTCTGATGTTAATGTATTCATTTGGTGCCTTCCTTTATTTGGAACCCTGTTGTTCCAATAAGATAAATGTATAGACACTTGGCTATCGGGTCAAGTACCTACAAACCCTAGGTTCGGCGTGTCGCGACACTTTACCCTTCCAATGTCGGTGATATATGCAACACTTACGCCCACGCCCAATCCTGGGCGCTAAAAGGGGGTAAGGAATGGAAATAGCAATAGTTATAGGTGCAGCCTTAGCAGGGCTAATTGGAGCCTACTTTGCAACGGGTGCTACCAATGGAACGCAAGATTGGGCAGGCCAGGTTAAAAAGGCAGAGCGAAGCCGTGCTGCGATGAAAAAGGCGCTAAGCAAATGAACCAAACTTGGAGTGAAGTTTTTAGAATCTTTGTTGGCAACGACGGTTCTTACAATCTCTACTTAGAGGAGCAGGAAGCCTGCGTTAATCTAGTTGAGAACTTGGCAGATGAAATTGATATAACTGATTTTGCCGAAATGAAAAAGGCAAGTAGCGCTGATTTTTCAGATGCTAATGCAGCCGTTCGCCTAGATAACATTCGCAAGAATTTGCCAGATATGGCATTAAAGATTGCAAAGTTATCTGAGCGCGAGTTACTAGACCTAGCCCAGGAGATAATCCAGGTAGTTCAAGATAAAAATAAAGTTAGATTGGAAATTGTAAAATAAATGGCTAATCCAAATGGTAGGAAAGGTGCTGCTTTTGAAACAGCAGTTCTAAAATTCTTTCGCGCTGCTGGTGTCGTAGCAGAGCGATTGACCAAGGCGGGCGCTAGAGATGAAGGCGATTTAGTTGTAGTAATTTCAGGTGCCACCTATATTTTAGAACTTAAGAATCGAAAGAAGTTAGACCTACCTACCTTTTGGGATGAAGCAGTTGCAGAGGCTGAGAATTATTCAAGAGCGCGGAATTTAGATTTTATACCGCCTGCTTATGTAATTGTAAAACGGCGTAATGCTGGCATAAACAAATCCTGGGTAATTCAAGATTTAGATCAATGGCTCTCTAGTAAATGAGTGAAATTGAATCCCTACAAAATTCCCCTAGATTTCCAAATGCGCTTTGCGCAAAATTGGAGGATAAGAATTACTTTTTCCCTGATGGAAAAGTTCAAGAGGCAGAGCGCCTCCCTGACCTGCAAGCAATTTGCAGCGTTTGTTTACATAGAGAGGAATGTGCGGAATACGCTATCAAGGAGAAAATCCCATTTGGCATTTGGGGCGGAACCACTTTAGCAATGCGCAAGAGGTTGTTTAAACAACATTTTGTAATTGTTGAACGCAAAGGTAACGCCAAGTTTGTACGAAAAATGCACGATGAGGGTTCTACTCCCGAACACATAGCATCCTATCTAAGAGTGAATCTGCCTTATGTAAAGGAGATGATTCGCCGTTATGAAAAGATGAAAATGAAAGGAGCAATCCAATCAAACCTGAATATAGAAAAGTTACCGCAAGAATTGCGCTCATCATCGGGGTTAGTGCAATGACTTCTTTAGCGATTAGCGCAGTAAACCCTCAAGTGGCAACCCCAGTTGAGAAAAAACTGCTAATTGAGCAAGTTGATGCTAGGGAACTGGCAAAAGAGTTGCTTGATGCTAAAGATTTTAAATGTTGGGATCAACTAATGACTAAAGAAAGCCATTGGAACGATACCAAAAATCCAGTTAGTTCGGCTGAAGGAATTGGCCAACTACTAGATGGAACTATGGATAACCTTGGAATGAAACGCTCTGAGGCTCCAGCAGCACAAATGATTGCAGCCCTTGCCTATCTTGGGCGGCATTATGGTTCAGGTGGAGCCTGCTCTGCCTGGAAAAAATGGCAAACGCACAAATACTGGTAAAAAATAAGGGGGTAATACAGTGAGTGTAGAAATAGAAAAAGGCGTTGTTGATTTTGATAGCAACGCCGTTGCTTGGCTAGAGAATTACAAAAATGCTCTAGCCAAGATCAAAGAATGGCAAGAGGTTGCAGATGTGGCTAGAGCGCACATTGAAAATTCTCTTGGCGATTGTGAAGTTGGTATTTATCAAAATCGCCCTGTTGTTCGCTGGAGTTTTATTGAAACTAAGCGATTTGATATAAAACGCGCTAAGGAGATTTTGCCTCAGCAGGTTTTAGATACTTTAGAAGTTATTACAAACTCGCGGCGTTTCTCCATCGTGGAGGCAGATAATGAGTAGTACAATCATTCCTGAACCATTTACAGATATGCCACCGTTCAATCCAATAACGCCAGAGGAAGGCGACGACGATTTAGAGGATGATGAATAACTTAGTAGCACCCAATAAACCAAGTAAGCAAATGGCGATGGATATTGCAAAAATCATCACCGATGCTGGCACTTGGACACCAAGGAGTAAGCAAGTATCTATTGGCCCAAGCGAGATCGGCCACGAATGTTTGCGCCGTCTTGCCTATAAGTTAATTGATATTCCAAAACTAAACGAAGGCAGCAACGGCAACTGGGCTGCTCAAGTTGGAACTGCAATTCATTCTCACTTAGCAGAAATCTTTGCAAAAGTTGAAGGTTTCCAAGTCGAACAAAAAGTTACAATCAGAGGCGGCTTATCAGGCACCATTGATTTATACGATGAAGTTCGCGGTATCGTGATGGATTGGAAAACAACAGGAGCATCAGGACTAAAAGAACGCCGCAACAGTGGCGCTACTACTCAACAACAAATTCAAGTTCAACTCTACGGCTACGGCTTAGCCCAGATGGGCGCAGTTGTAAATAAAGTTGCTCTTATCTATCTACCAACATCAGGTGGAATAGATGATATGCACATTGAACTCTATGATTACGATGAACAAATTGCTCTGGCGGCCCTTGAGCGATTAGATAATTTATATGCGCTGCTCACTTCAATAGATGTTGAGCAGTTTCCGTCAATGTGGGCAGTAATTCCCAAGGTGAGCAGCCGCCTTTGCAATTACTGCCCATATTTCCAACCATTTAGTAAAGATGAATCAGTGGCTTGCGCTGGAGATACTGTATGAGCCTTGATGAAGCAACCATTAACGATTTAAAAAAGTTGAAGGAGGAATTAGAATCAAATCTAATTCATCAACAACAAATGCAAAACCCAATCCAAACAACAAACCAAATAGAAAGCGGGGAATGAGAATGACCTTCTCAGCACCATCAATGAATGAAAGCGGCCCAAAGGTTGCTGATCTAGCAGGACAATTATTAATCATTACTCCAACTGAGTATAAAACAGGCATCAAAACAATACACGGCGATGCTGAAGCGGTAGAGGTATCTTTAGTTAATTTAGATACCAATAAAAGTTATGAAAATGTTTTATTCTTTAATGTTGCGCTGCGCTCCGCACTTAAACAAAAGATTGGTCAAAAGGTTCTAGCCCGCATCGGGCAAGGAACTGCAAAGCCAGGTAAATCTGCTCCTTGGATTTTATTAGATGCAACTACTGATGCTGCTGCTTTAGCCAAAGCAAATGCCTTTTTAGCATCAACGCCTGCGCCAACTGCCACTGCGCCAGCAGCGGCGGTGCCTGCGGCGAATGGCACCATTACACCTGAAGTTGCAGCCCTACTTGCTCAACTGGGAGCAACTAAAGCCTAAATAATTCTTGGCGGTTTTAACCTTCCTTTTAACTGCCAAGATAGCAAGTACCTGGGGTTCTTTTCAGGGGGTTTATGAAAAGAGTTGGTTCGATTCCAACACTTGCACTAACAAACTTTTATTGGGGGTAATGATGCACGAAACATGCGGTGATAGCGTAAAAGTAACGCAGGAAACTTTCCAGTTTCCAGATGGCAGTTCAAATCTGACCTCACCGCTCCAAAATTTTACTTGCTCAGAAATTTCTTATGATCACGCTTTTGAAGTGGTATCTGCCTTTCATTATTTAGGAAAAAAACGATTTATTGGGCAACTTGCTTTTGGCTTGATTGATGGTATCCAAGTTATTGGCGCTGTTGTATATTCACCGCTTTCAGTTCCTAATTCAGCAACTTCTTGCTTTGGACTTACTAGAGGGAATTACCCTGAATTTTTAGAAATGAGCCGCTTAGTTTTAAGCCCTGAATTAAATGGTGGTAATGCGGGTTCATATTTAGTTGGTTATTCCTTGCGTGAGTTAAAGAAACGCGGTATCAAGGCAGTTATTTCCTATGCAGATGCAAGCCGCCACTTTGGTGCAATTTATCAAGCCTGTAATTTCACTTATCACGGTTTAACACCTCAAAAAAATGATTTTTATTACGATGATGGTAAGAAAAAACTCACTAGGGGTAAGGCTTCAGATAAAATTGGTTTTTGGACGCCAAGACCTCGTAAACATCGCTATCTTTATATTTTTGATAAGAATTTAAAAACTATTTGGCCTCAACAAAAATTCCCTAAAGCAAATGTTGAAGCGATAGCAAAAAGTGGGGGCGGTAAATGAGCGCGACACTTGAGGCAGGCTTTGATGAAACTTGGATAGATAATGATGATCTAAGAATTAAAATAACACCGTTCATATCACAAAGGGGGCAAAAATGATTAAGTTCAGATCACCAATAATTATACAGAAAAAAGAAAAAGCATTTGTTTTATTTAATTGCAGCCACTGCGGTTCTCATTTCTTTGTTGCGGTAAAAAATATCCGCGTGAGCAATTACTGCAACAGTTGCCAATGATGAATAATTGTTTAGAGGATTACAAATATTATTTCTCTCAGAGATTTAATTTATTCAATGGCAATGCCAAAGAAGTTTTAACTTTTATGGCAAGTAACAGTATTGATTCCATAGTTACCGATCCACCTTACGAACTTGGCTTTATGGGTAAGAGTTGGGATTCAACTGGTATTGCTAATGATGTGCAGTTATGGAAAGAAGTTCTGCGTGTATTAAAACCAGGTGGGCATTTATTATCCTTCGGTGGCAGCCGTACCTATCACAGAATGGCAGTTGCCATTGAGGATGCAGGATTTGAGATACGAGATCAAATTATGTGGGTTTATGGCAGTGGGTTTCCTAAGTCCTTAAACATAGATAAGGCAATTGATAAAGCAGCAGGTGTAGAGCGTGAGGTATTAGGTGTAAAAAGAATGCAACCTGATATTCGTGGAAATAATTATGCGCAAGGTAAAAGAGATTATGCTGGTGATACAGTTCCACAATACATAACAGAACCCGCCACCGCCGCTGCGAAGCAATGGCAGGGCTGGGGAACTGCACTTAAACCAGCGCACGAACCGATAGTTCTTGCTCGCAAGCCAGTTGAAGGCACGGTTACTAATAATGTTTTAACTTATGGTGTGGGTGGGATTAATATTGATGGAACTAGAGTTGGAACAGAGGGTGGCACTAAATTAACAGTAGAAAATAATGATAAAGATTTATTTGCACCTGGAACGGGAAAACTCACAAGAGGCTATGGCGAAGTTGTAGATGGATTAGGCCGCTTCCCCGCCAACTTTATTCACGATGGCAGTGATGAGGTTGTGGAGTTGTTTCCTGATACAAAGTCTGGGGCATTGAAATCAAATCAATACGAAACAACAAATGAGAAAAACGAATCAATTTTTGCTGGTGCGGGCGCTTTTACAAATAAAGGATATGGTGCAGATAGTGGCTCCGCCGCCCGATTCTTTTACTGCGCCAAGGCTAATAAGCGTGATCGCAATGAGGGGCTTGATGGGTTTGATACGAAAGAAATTCATCGTTACGGGGCAGGTATAGGTGAGGGTTTAACTCCAAATGCACCAGCGTTAGATAAAAACCATCACCCAACAGTTAAACCAACCGACCTAATGCAATACCTATGCAGATTAATTACGCCACCGAACGGCACAATACTCGACCCATTTTTAGGTTCAGGTTCAACTGGCAAGGCTGCAATGTATGAAGGTTTCAATTTTGTTGGCATTGAATTAACTGATGAATACTTACCAATTGCAAAAGCAAGAATTGAATTTGCACTCACTAACCTAGATGAAAAGTTATTCTGATGAATGATATTTACTTAGCAGCATTACAACTTGCTAAAGAAGGAATCTCGGTAGTTCCTGTTTCAACCGATGGCTCTAAACGCCCTGCACCTTTTAGTTGGCGCCAATATCAAGAGGCTAAACCATCAACTGAGCAATTAGTAGATTGGTTTAGCGCTGGTACTCAGCAAGGAGTAGGTGCCATCTGCGGGGCTGTATCAGGAAACTTAGAGATGTTAGAACTTGAAGGCAGAGC